CCAACCTTATGAGCTCTGTTAAATACTGCCGGAAGGTAAAAACATTCTCCGAAAAATACCCCCGGGGAATTTTTAAAGACCGCCGCGATGACGGAGGGGGTGCGATTTTTGCCCCCCCCCCCTATACCATCTGATACCTAGACAGCCACCGCATCTCGCGTAACTTTTTTGTAAATATTTCGGAAATCGTATTTTACAATCTCGTCAATTGCTCGTTCAACTTCCAAGTCATCCTCTTCATCAGAGAGTTGGTCCGATGTTCTGGCAATTCTACCAAGATACGAACATGAATGATAACCTTTTTCCTCATCAAACAGTAACCATGAGGTGAACTGTTCAAATGGATCAAAAGGATTGTCAATGGTTGTAAGCATACACTTCTTCGCCATTTACTTTGTTCACTCCTTTCCATTCAGGTACTTCGACACAGTAGAACTGGAAACGCCCAAAGCTGCTGCTATCTCAGCAGTGCTATAGCCAGAAGCATTCAGCGCCGCAATACGATTTACTTTGGCAGAGCTAAGGGTTGTTGTTGCACGAGGGGTAGCTCTCTGTCTGACTGTATCAATGTTTGTATTGTTGAGGATCTGGGTAAGCTTGTTCTCGCTGATAGCGCCGGCTTGAATCGCTTCCCACTCACGATCTGTAATCTCGACAGGGGTTCTCTTGGCACCAACAGCAGTACGGGCCGCAGTAAGGGCCTGTTGATTAGCCTTCTTGATTTCCGCCTTTGTCATATCGGGGTTGTCTTTCTTCTTAGCGGCCACAATAGAGTTTGCCATGGTCTGTGCTTGACGCTCGCGAGGGGCGTTCTTTAAAGCCACATTAAGTTTACCCATAAGAGAATCAACCTCTGTCTGGTAAGTCTGTTTTGCTGATGCAGAATAGGCTATCTTTCCGCTATTAACCATCTCCCTACGGGCCTGATTAGCCAGGGACTTCATAGTATTTGCATAGTCCGCATACGCCTCTTCCTGTGGTGTCCCAGAAGAGAGAGTGCGAGCGTCTCTGGTTTCTGCCATCTTGGCACTCTTTTGAGTCCGCACCTGGGTCTTTCCGTTCTTATCTATGTACTCCTCCCTGACGCTCTTCCAGCTTTGTTCTCCGGTTTCCTTGTCAATGATCGGGCTTCCTTTTCTTTTCAACACAGAAGTCTCAGACTTGGCACGAGAAATCAGCGTAGAAGCTCCGCCATAATCATCATCGTCATCGTGAGCCTGGTACTTCTTCTTCAAAGCCGTAATACCATTGTCCTGCTCACTCTTCTTGTAGTCTAGCTTATGCTTCTCCGCATCGATGACGACCATACTGTGACGTACAGCTCTCGCAAGCTCATCTTGAGTAGCACCTTTCAAAGTCATGTCGGTAATTAGATTTGAAATCTTACCCATTTCTGTCTGGGTGTTTTTCATAATCTTAATCTTCTGACCGCTGCTGTTACAATAATCGTCACCTTTCTTAACGGTCCCATAAGACATCTTAGGATCGAATCCTTCCAACCCCTTTAATTGTGGAGTGGAAGTGATCTTCACCCTACTATTAGAAGAATTACAAGGAATCACCATGACAGTATCGCCATCGAAGTCAGCTCCGGAAAGACGGTCAGCAACCTTTTTGTTAATGCCAATAGCGTCTGCTGGTGTATTCCCAAGAACTCTTCTTCCTTCTGGCTGCTTATTATTAACAGTTAAGATTGGAATCTCAAAAGTTCCACCATGTGGATACCGCACAAGAGCTACTGTTTCTCCATTCTTGTAGTTCGGAGCATAGACCTCATTGTCTTTGATAGATGTCAATGGAAGAATAACTTGATACTTCTGTCTGGGAAGAGCGGCTGCCTGTAAATGAACAGCGGCTGCATCGCAGTCATCAGCAAAAGATTTCAAAAGAACCTTTTTCACTGTTGGATTCGTAAGAGAACAAATCTCATCAAATTCAGACTGCTTGTCTGCGGCCGCTAAATTCAACTGCTTCTTTATCAAAGTTCTACTCTGTTTCGACAGAAACTGAGATGGAAGCTTGTCTGCCCATTCGCCCCAATCCCCTTCTTCTGCTCGCTTGTTGATAAGGGAAAGCTGTTTCTTCCCATTTTTATCATAGTAGTAACTCTGACCTCCTCTTTCAGTAGTGGGGTTATCCGGGTCATTAACTCCCTCTTTAATTAAAGAACCGAACGGGTTATCCGGGTCATCTTTGATTGGTTTCAGAACATCCATTTTAGGTGTCCCTTTTTTCTTATTGGTGTTGAACATAACATCCACGCCATCAGGAAGGTCATCTGAATAAACCGCCATCCCTTTGATGTAGTGTGTCTTGTCAACTAAGATGCGAACCTGAGCATAATGGGATTCTCCAAGAGACAGGTCGTCAACACCTCTTCGAATTTCCACAACACCATCCTTCAATTCGCCGCCATCTTCCGAATACCGAATCTGCAACCGCTTTGAATCCATGCTTTTGGGATAAACAAATTTGGGATCAAAAGATTCCCCATCATCATGAGAGACATAATCTTTCAGAGAATTGATATTCTCAAAATCGTAAATCTCTTTATGCTCTGTTCCAGGAGGACAAATCACACGAAGCGTTGTTTTCTTCCCAGGATTTGTTACCTGATCCACTCGTCCGCCGTAAACAGGATAACCCTCCATCTCCAGCATATAGAGTGCTTCATTCAGTTTCTCCTTGGAAATTCCAAGTTCACGTTCCACACCGGCACCAACATCAATCATGCCTTTTTCGTCAATTTGCTTTTTGATAATTTCAGCAGTTGTCTTAGCTTGGTTCATACGAACCTCAGAATTTTCATTCAAAAGCGAACGAACAGAAGAGTCGTTTGCGAAGCCCATTTCTTTCGCAATTTCATTTAAGCTCAAACCATCTTCTCGAAGAGATTTTGCTCTCGCCACATCCAGCGCACGACGTTCATCTTTTGCTAACGATTTCTGCGTACGGTATTGAGTGGTGGTTAAACCCATGGCTTTTGCAATTTCGGTATCACTCATACCCTGACTTTTCAGTTCATCCACTCGACTCAGAAAATCTCCACTATGCTGATACGGATTATCACCAGATCCCCACGGATAACGACCGGAACGGCGGGGCATTCCATAATGCATCAAAATTTCTTCTGCAATCGGATTCATAAGTTAGCCCTCCTGTTCTTTGATTTTGTTGATTACTTTGTCGAATGTGATAATCTTGTCCATGATGGGAACAATGGTTTCAGCCGTTGGATTCTCATAAAGAATCTGGTTGTTCTGATAAATCCGAAGTTCCATTTCAATGTCGGCTGGCTTGATTTTGTATTCCAAACAAAAAAGAGCAGCATATATTTCAAGCTGCTCCATGTGCGCGGGAATGACGCCGTTTTTTAAATCATGAATGCGAAGCATACGATTTCGAAATGCAATCGCATCTGTTGTTCCAAAGCAATTCTCCGAATAGAAAAGAGGCTGCTCAGGAACCATCTTGAATCCTATGGCATCATTCACATACATATTCAATGTTTTCTGGGACTTCGGAAGTTTCTGTCCAAGTGTGATACATTTTGCCGCAAAATTGTGAAGCTCTGTTCCTTTTTGAGTTGCAAGGAATTTTGAATACGATTCTGCAACTTTGGATTCGTCATAGTTGATCCAGTGATATTTACTTGCGCCAAGAAAGGCGTGTTGCCCTTCAAGAGCAGAATGCTTGTTGAAGATCATGTAACACTTCCTCCTTATTTTCAGGACAAATAAATCTTGAGAACGACATCTCATTCATTCGTCCAACATAATATTCTTGGTTCGGTTGTTTCTTGGCGCGAACGCTTTTTTTACATTCTAAAGTGGCCCACTTATCGTTATAAAGAATCAGCAAATCAGGAATTCCCTGGATATGACTGGAATCCAGTTTTGTTACGATACAGCCTTTGAACATTCTTTTCAGTTCTTGAATCAATTTGTTCTGAAATTCGCTTTCCAGCATAAGTGAGCCTCCTTTCTCCAAAATAAAAGAGAGAATGGCCATTTTAACCCTCTCTCTTCATAACAGTCGATGTATTTTTCGCGCGAAAAAACAAAACAAATGTAGACATAAAATTAGCCCATACCTAAATCAATAGGTACAGGCTAAAGAATTTTTATATTTATCGAGGAACGACTTTCACGGGATTAAGAAAGAACACTCCTTCGTTCTCACTAAATGATTGGATTTCGGCAGTCACATGTATATTTGATCCAATACTTATATAGTCTGGAAGATACAAATCTTCGATTCCCATTCCATAAGTATTTACATCTTCAAATTTGAAAATGGGTCCGGGATTTACTGTATTCTCGTCTACATAATCACCAGCAGACAATAATAAGTCATATCTTGTGTCATTATCTCCGTGATTTGCCAAATAGGTAATACACGCATCAAACTCGATAATTCGATTTTTATACTTCCCTGCAAATTCCGAGTAAATTGGATCAAGCTCATTCGTTGCTGATAAAACTGCTACTAAATCTTCATTATTCTCTGGCGTTAAATTTTCTTCTGGAACTTCATTAGTGGACTCTGTATTTTCAGAAGTTTCATTTTCAACTTCAGAGGATTCCTTATTACTTTCTGAATTCAAGTTTTCATCTTCGGTAGATGATTCTTCCTCACCAGGGAATGTGTGATATGAAACCACTATTTCAACATCTGGAAAATATTTAGAATCGGTGCTGAATACGGTATCGCCATCAACAGAGACTTCATCCACTTCTCCTTCATCGTTTAACCATCCTGTTACTAAATCACCAAGGGGCTCTTTTCGTACATTTGTAAAACCGGCTTCCTCCAATTGTGAGACTATCTCTTGGTAATTAGCGCCGTCATAATCGTTTCCACCAAATGGCATATGGATTCTACCATCATCCTCACTGCTGCATCCAATCAACAAAACTGTCAAAATTGCTACAATCACTAGAAACTTTCGTTTCATCTTTTTCTCCTCCACTCAGATTTTTTAGGACAATAAAAAAGGTGCGGCCCCAACAAGAGACGCACCCGAAAAAATGCATCTCCCATTGTTGCCACACAATCTCGCTCCGTTTAAGGGTATGAGTAAAGAGAGAATACACTTTTTAGCAAAATGAATTCCCTTAAACGAAGTTGCGATATTTGATTGTGTGGCAATTACAGTATAACACAGTTCAAAACTAAAGGAAACATTTTTTTCATTTACTCTTGACTTTTTCTTT